GAAAAGAAGGCGTAGTTACTGTTGGTGGAACTGGTGTTGGGGAACTAACATCATTCACACTTGAAACTACAGGAGATGTTGTAGAAGATACAGCTTTAACAGACAGTACAAAGTCTTTTGTTGCTGGTCGAACTTCATTCTCTGGAACATTAGAAATGCACTTTGACGAAACAGATAGCCCACAAACAAGTTTAACTGCTGGTTCTTCAATCGCTTTTATATTACTCCCAGAGGGTAATGCAAGTGGCGACAGAAGTTTTGCAGGTACAGAAATTGATACAAGAAAGTCAGTTAATAACTCAATGGATACAATCGTTTCAAGAACTGTAACTTTTCAAGGAACAGGTGCTTTAACTATAGGAACTGTATAATCCTAATTTATGTCAGTTATTGATATTGCGAAATCGCATTTTGAATCTTTAGGTGTTCAATCTATAGAAGTACCTGAATGGAAAGATGAACATGGCAATCCAACTGTATTGTATTGGAATCCTATAAATTTATCTGAAAAAAATATATTGTTTAAAAAATCAGATAATCTTAATGATGTAAGTATTTTAGCAGATATTTTAGTTATGAAATCTTTAGACAAAGATGGAAACAAAGTATTTAAACCTGAAGATAAATTAGCATTAATGTATAAAGTTGATTCTGACGTACTCTCAAGAATATCGACAGAAATGGTATCAGCCATAACTCCTGATCAAGTAAAAAAAAACTCAAAAATAACATAGAATTAAAAAATTTACTTATTGTTGCTGATAGGTTAAAAATAACTTTATCTGAACTTCTCAAAATGGAAGTTTGGGAGTATAATCATTGGTTAGGATTTATGTTGTTAGAACAAGACGATCATCAATCTGAAATGAGGAAAGCAAGACACAAATAATGGCAAACTTAAAAATTAACATATTAGCACAAGATAAAACAAAAGGTGCTTTACGTTCGGTTAAAGGTGGACTTGCTTCAATTAAAAATGCTGTATTTAGTTTAAAAGGTGCGTTTGTTACTTTAGGTGGTGCTGTAGCTTTAAGAGGTATAGCAAATATAGGTTCTAATTTTGAAGATTTAAGAGATTCACTTGCTTCAGTAACAGGGGGCGTTAAACAAGGTGCTGAAGCGTTTGACTTTGTAAATAGGTTTGCACTCAAATCACAATTTAGCGTAGAACAATTAACAACTTCATTCATAACATTAAAAGCATCAGGTATAGAGCCTACTGAAAAACTTTTAAGAATGTTCACTGATACATCTGCTGTTACGACAGATCAATTAGGAACACTAGACGCAATGACTAGAGTTTTCTCTAGAGGTATTCAAGGTGGTTTAGGTTTAGAAGAACTTAATCAAATAGCTGATAGAGGTGTTCCTGTATTTAAAATTTTAGAAGAACAATTAGGAATTACTAGATTAGAGATTGCTAAATATGGTCAAACAACAGATGGTGCATTAAAAATACTTAATGCTTTAGAAAAAGGTTTTGGAGATGCTTTTGGTGGTGCAACTCAACAAAAATTAGATAACTTATCAACTTCATCTTCTAATTTAGGTATTGCTTTTAGAAATCAATTAGATGTTATAGGTCAAGCTGGTTTTAGTGGTGCTTTAACTAAAATGAATAATACACTTGCTGAAACATTAAATTTATTAGAGCCTGTAATAAAATCGTTAGGTGTTGGGTTAGGAAAAGTTGTAGATGGATTGACTTTAGCTTTAGAAACTTTAAATGAAGCAATAGATAAATCATTTGAACAATATAAAAAATTTAGAGAATTTTTAGGAATACCTTTACCAGAGCCAATCACTATATCAAAAGCACCAGCATTTAATATTCATGCTGGAATGAAAATTGTAGAAACTCAAACAGGATTAGATAAAATTAAAGAATCTTTAGAAAAAATGGTAAATAAAGAAATTCAAAACGCAAAAGATGGTTTTGAAAAAATACACGAAACTATCGCTAGTGGTATCGTTGTAGGAATTAAACAAATGTCTAAAGGTATTGCAGAAACAATAGTTTTAGGAAAAAGTTTTGGAGATACTTTAAAAAAGATTGCACAAAGTCTAGTAATAAATATTATAGCAAAGACAATAGAATATTTAGCTTTATTAGGAATACAAAAACTTTTAGGAATAGAAATAGAAGATCAAGACAAAAAACACCTAATTGCTATGAAAAAGAAAACAGCAGAATTAAAAAAACAAGTAGGATTTTCTCTTATTTTGGCCGCACTAGGTTTCTTTACAGGTGGTTCATTTTTAAGCACAAGTGGTGGTTCAATGAAAAGAGCATCAGGTGGTTCAGTACAAAAAGGAAAACCTTATATGGTTGGAGAGCAAGGTGCAGAATTGTTCATTCCTAATCAATCAGGACAAATACAGCAATCAGCTAGAGGTACAGGTGGTGGCGAAACGAATGTTAATTTTTCAATTAACGCAACAGATGTTAGAGGTGTAAAAGAATTATTAATTGATAACAGAGCAACTATCGTTAATGTAATTAATTCTGCATTAAACGAAAAAGGTAAAGAGGCATTAGTATAATATGAGTGGACAATTTCCAACTTCTCCAGCACCTAAAGACGCTAGTATTGGTTCAGTACAAAATACTATCGTAAGTGTGACAACATCTGGTAGAGTTCAAACAAGACAAATTGATGGTCAAAAATTTAGTATTACTTTGGATTACCCACCAATGAGCAGATCAAACTTTGCACCGATTAAAGCATTTATTATGAAACAAAGAGCAAGATTAAATACATTTACTGTTATCCCACCTGTTGTATCAAATGCACAAGGAGTAGCTTCAGGAACTATAAGTGTTGATGGTGCTATATCCTCTGGTGCAACTACCTGTACTATTGATGGAATGGCCACAAGCACAAATGATATTTTAAAAGCTGGAGATTATTTTAGATTTACAGGACAAGATAAGGTTTATATGGCAGTAGCAGATTTAGATTCAGATGGTACAGGAGAGGGAACACTTACTTTTGAACCACCTTTAAGATCAAATGTAGCAGATGATGTCGTTTTAATTTATGATAATGTTGATTTTACTGTAAGACTTTCTAATGATATTCAAGAATATTCTATTGTAACTAATGATCTTTATAAGTATCAAATAGACTTAATAGAAAATTTATAAATGACAAAATATCTTGTAAGGCATTATGTAACTGCCGATTTTATTGCAGAAAAAGTAGTTGATGAAACTGAAATAGATCAAGAAAAAAACAATTTAAAACAAAATACCATTCCAGATGGAAGTTTTAGTTTTATTATGGTAGAAAGAAGCGAAAAGTTAATACGAACAACTTACGAGAAATATGACGAGAACCTTAACAACAGCAGTAAAGAATGAACTTGAAACAGATAGCTTACAACCTATTAATCTTGTTTATATTAATGTAGGTTCAGGGTTTAGATTTACTGACCATTATAAAGACGTTACTTACGATTCAAATACATATTCAGCATCATCATTATTCACAAGATTATCTAGTGTTACAGAATCATCAGAAATAGAAGTTAGTAATATTACATTATCATTTTCTGGTGCAGATCAAACAATCATATCTTTATTTTTAAGCAATAACTATATGGAAAAAGAAGCAGAGGTTTATAAAGGCTTTTTAAATACCAGCGAACAAGTTATTGCTGACCCATTTCTTTTATTTAAAGGTAGAATAGAATCTTTTAGTATTGATGAAAGTATTAACCAATCTAATGCTAATATTGTAGTTGCTTCTCATTGGTCAGACTTTAGCAAAATAGAGGGTAGAAAAACAAACACAGGCTCACAAGAATTACATTTTTCAGGAGATAAAGGTTTTGAATTTGCATCTCAAACAGTTCAAGATATTAAATGGGGTAGATCATAATGCAAGATGTAATAAATTTATTTAATAATTTTGATCGTTACAAAGGCAAACAACTTAATAATTATTTAGAACCATCAATTAAACTTAATCAATACAAAAAGTTTTATGACAACAATCAATTAGTTGGTTTTGTTAATTGGGCTTATATCCATGATTTAGTAGAAAAAAGATTTAAACAAACAGGCAAGATAAAATCTAACGAATGGAACTCAGGTAATAATTTATGGTTAATTGAGATTGTATCTATAAAAAATACATTTAGAATGATGCGTTGGGTTTATCATTATTTTAGAAAACAATTAAAAGTAGATCATTCTATAAATTGGTTAAGAGTAGATAGTGATATTTATAGAGTAGGTCAGAAGTTTAAAAGGAGTTATCACTAATGGGTGGTATAGTAGAAGCTGTAGTAAATGTTGTAAGTAGTTTTATTGGGTGGCTTATACCTACACCTGATATTCCTGACTTTGATACACCAGAAGAAGAACGAGGTGTATTAATTAACAAACAATCAAACAATGCACCTATTCCTATAGTATATGGCAGACGACAAGTAGGAATTACTAGAGTATTTGTAGAATCATC